GGCGCGGGCGTGTTGAAGGTCTGCGCGGTCTTGAGAATGCCTTGCTTCTGCGTGACGGTCGAATCGGCCGCGAGCGAAGAATATGCCGTCACATCAAGCGCGGCCTGCGCATACACCGCGCCAGGCTGCACGATGACATTCATCGCAGCGGGCGTGTTCGGAACACAGCCGAGGCCGGTGAAGATGGTCGAAGTGCCGAGAACGTCTTGCGCGAACTGACCGAGCGCGAAATGGACGTTCTTGTTCGTGTTTAATATATCGGTTTCGAGGGGTATCTGACCAGCCCAAACGAGTTGACGATCCAAGTGAATCTCCAATGAAAAAAGCCCGCGCGCGGCGGGCTTGGTGATGCAAATTGGCGGGGATTAGTTACACAGCGCCAAGTTCGTGCAGATAGCGTGTGATGCCGTTGTACAGAACGGTCATTTGTGTCGCGGTCAGCGACAGCCCGCCATGCGCTGCTGCCAGTTGCGTATTGGCGTCGGCGTAACCGCCGTTTGCTCCCAACAGAATCACGTTTGAACTGCTAATAAACGTGTCGGCCGCATATGTCACAGTTTTTACAAGCGCGCCGTTTAGGTACTTGTCATAGCCGGCCGCATTGCTTCGGTTTAGCGCGAAGTGGCCGGCCGTCGCCGCACTCGCGAAATTGTCGGCCGCTGTTTGGTTTAGACGTGAACTGAAGTTGCCGCCCGCCGTATGCGCCGATAGAATAATCGCTGAACTCGCTGCTGTGCCCAGAACCGTCGATGATGCGCCAGTACCGAGGATATACGCGCCGAAACTTGCGCTGTTTAGTTCTACGTTAGGCGACGACATTGGACTGAGGCCAGTGTCGATGTATCCGCTCGTTCCGTCTGTTTTCCAGCCGCGATCTGCCGTAAAAGTTACGGCCCCTTTTAGCGTCGCGTTTTGGCGCGGGTTCGCGAGATTGATTAACGAGCCGGCCGAGTCGGAGTTCGCGAGGTACAGGAACGATAGGCGCTCGTAAATGCCATTCTCGATCAACTCGTCGAGGACCGACTTGATTAGCGCCTGCCGTGCGCTCGTATAGCGCGATCCGGCAAAGGCAGAGTTCCAGCGGCTCATGGCTGCTGCGGACTGCTCGCTTGCCGATGGCTTGCGCGCGCACAAATAGATCCGATTGGACCGCCGCCCGGCTGTTGAGCCTTGGGTGCATAGCACAGCAAGTTTGCCATCAACAAACCCGATCCCCTCCGGCTCGTTGTAGTCTCCGGCTTCAACCTTCGCCGCATCTGCCGTTCCAATCGGCAATGAGTCTCCCTTGCTGATGATCGCGCCCGTTTGAAGGTTGTACCCATAAATACTGCATGGCGTATTGCTCTGACCAAGGCCAGCAAGGATATACAGCACGCTACCCCTAGCGGCGAACGCCTGAAAAGGATTGACGCTAGGACCGCCGGGGAATTGGTCGAGCGGAACACTCCATTCATAGAGCGCGCTGCTGCGGTAGTCTCCCGGTCCTGATGCGATCAGCGTGGCGAGGCTGTACACACGAACAACACTAGGATACGCGTTTATCGCTACCAAGTGCCGCTGATCATCCGTGATGGTGACGCTCGTGTAGTTTGTGCCCGATCCCCCATCAAAAAATTGATACTCCTGCGAATTATCCGGCTGCGCTCCCGCGACGTAAGCGAATCGCACCGCCTTGCCGACATTCGCACTGGCAGACCACAGCATTGACCCGTTCGCCGTGTATTCAAGCGAAAGCCCCTGATGTCCGAGCCGCGTAGTCGCCAAAGATGACGACATGGCAACTTGACCAACAGCCCCATCGAGGTCGAACTGAGCGACAGTTTGGTCGGCGGCGTACAAAACATAAAAGCACCGACCCACCTCATCAGCGACAAAACCTTGCGGCTGGTAGCGACCAGTCCCGCTGATGACAAAAAATCTGGCATACGCTTGATTTGCGCTCTTAATCGCCGAGTATTCGTGCGCGAGGCTCAAGCGCGCGTCGACCTTTGCCCCGAAAGCGTTGTTCAGGTCATCATGCGAAAGAACCTGCCCCTTAGAGAACGTCGTCCCCATTCGGAATCCTATAAAAAAGCCGCCCTAGTCGGCGGCTGCGACTCTTATTCATGTCGGCTTAAAGCAAACTCGACTCGTCGATGACGAAGTTGTAATCGAGACGCGAATTAGCCACGCTAAGATCGCCTTGGATCGAAACCCATGCGATCGTCGCGGCGGGAAGCACGGATGCGATTGCGGCATAGATCGCCGCGTCGGTGACGCCGCTCGTCATATCGCCAACATCCGCATAGGACGCGCGCGAAGGTGTCGCATAGCCCCCCGGCGATGTGCCGTATCCCTGAACGTATGGAATGCCGGAGCCGGATGGCCGGTATGCGGTTATGAACGCCTGATAGTTGAGCAGCAGCGAGCCATATGCGCCCGCCACGCCATAGCCGAGCGTGTTTGTCGCGTAAGCGCCCGTATCCTGCGGTCGAGTCGGCTCGATGATGGTCGGCGCGCGCCCGGTGAGGTCCGTCAGAATCTTCGTCACAGCCGCGCGTGTGCCGCGCTCTCGGATGATGTTGATTTTGATGCGCGTGCGATATGCAGCGTCCGTCTCGTTTTGCAGCCGGAGCAGACCGGACGGGCCGAAGTAATCCGCCGCCGAAATGTCGAGCCATCCATCGGTTGACGTTTGCAGCCGGGTTTGTGCGAGCAGATACACATACGCCGCATAGACCGTCACGAACGCCGACGCGATGCCGCCGATCAGCGCGTCGAGAATGGGCGAACTGGAACCGAACCAGCCCGTCGGCATGCGCGCCTTGATGCGCGCGAAGAAATCCGCTTGATCACCTGTCGCCATCAAGACACCGAAATGGTCGAGGATTTGATGACCTGCTGATTCGTCGCCGCGAGGTCAACCGTCGCGCCGTTGATCGTCAGGGTGAGCACGCTCAACACGTCGCTTGATGCGTCAATCGCGATCTGACCGAGCTTGAAGTAGGGCAACTTCGCGCCGAGCGGTAGCGTGTTGATGTACGTCGAAATCGCAGACTGCACGAGCGCGCACGTCGTAGAGTGATTGACGCCGGTCGATGTCGTTTGCAGTGTCATCACGACGCTTGCATTGACGACCGTCGGCGCGAACACGCCGAACGTCGAAGTGAACGGCCGCACCGCGTCGATCGCGTTATAGACGGCCGATAGCACAGGCGAACTCGGCGCTCCGGTTCCGTCATCGACGACGACGAAGAAATACCCCATCTGCGTAACGCCGGCTTTCGTCTGGTTCTCGACGATCGCGTATGTGAAGTTCGATCCGAGCGCCGTGATCGCCGCGCCGATTGCCGCTTTCGTCGCCCGCGCGAGTGACGCGAGGTATCCGACAAAGCGCGTGCGCGCGGCGGCGTCTGTCTCCGCATCGACGCCGTTCGTGAAGGGCAGGGCGTTCGTCGCCGTGTCGACAAACGGAATCGACTGATAGAGCACGGTGATCGTGTTCGCGCTCACGTTGCCCGACGAATCCGGCAGACTGAGCGAGTTTGAGCCGGGCGTGATGCTGACGACCGCGCACGTCACCGAGGCTTGACCGGCCGCAATGACGAAGCCGCCGAGCGTCGCGCTATATGCCGCGTTCGTTGTGTCCGCGACCACCTTATATTGCTGCGTGCCGTCGCCAGTCTGAACGATCGAGCCGACCGGGACGAGCGCTTGCTGCGTCGTCGTGAAGCGCGAGAACGTGACCGAGCCGCTTGCCGCTGTCGGCGCGAGCCGCGTGAAGCCGTATTGAGCGAACCAGGTGTCGAGGTCCGCGCCATTCGACGTCGCCGCGCGCGTCAGTGCGATCGCGTTCAGAATCAAGCCCTGAAGCCAGAGCGCGACCCATGCCGTACCCTCGCCGATGGCGCGGAGCACCGAGCCGATGACGAAGTTCACGAGCGACGAGGCGGCGCCCTGCACAGTCGTCGCGAACCCGGTCAAGATTTGCGTGAATGATTGGGTATTGACGCTCATTGATTGATGTCGAAGGAGAGGGTTTCAGTCGTGCCGGTGATCAGGTCCGCGTACTGGATATTGATCGTCGCGCCGTCGTTAAACGGCGTAATGTCGATCGTCGGCGAGGGATTGCGTGCGACACCGGGAAACGAGACGACAACGCCGCGCACGATCGCACGAAGTTCCGCGACGTTGAGCGTCGAGCCGACGCGCCGCGGCAAGCCCGCGCCGAAGGTCGGGTGATCGGAATAGTCGGCGGTCGCGAGCGGGTTGCCGGCGCGGTCGGAAAGCGCCGGGTTCGTGAGCAGCGCGCGGAGGATTTGCTGTTGCGTCGTGTCGCTGCTATCGGCGAGCAATAGATCACCGGAGGCAGAAACCGTTAGGTCGTTGCTCCAGAAATGGTAGATGTCACTCATACGGGCGCCCCGGTGTTGCTCGAACCCGACTGAACGCCGCTGTGCGTGTGCGTGCTGCCGATGCTCTTGCCGTTGTTGGTGATCGTGCCGGTTGTCGCGAGGTTGCCGGTGATCGTCGACGTCGCGCCGGTTCCGTTGTCGCCCGATACCGCCATGCCGCCTTGCCCCGTCATCGTCTGCTTGACTAGCAGCGTGTTATCCATCTGCACCGGGCCGACGAAATGGTGCTGCGTCGCGGTGTACGTGATGCTCGACGTCGCGGTGACGGTGATCGTGCCGTCGCCGTTGAACTTCATCGCGCTGCCCGACTTGTGGACGATGTACGTGTCGCCGCTTGGCACGGCGGGCGGCATGTTGACGTTCGAGAAGAAGCGCCCGACGATGCGCGGCGCGTTCGGCGAGGCGTTATCGAACGCGACTTGCACCATGTCGCCGATGTTCGGCCCGCACACGATGCCGAAGCCGTTGCCGACGCCTGCCGCGCCGAGCGGAATCCACCCGGCAACCTCGACGCCTTCCGGCTGAATCGCGACCTTGACGGCGTGCTTTGCCGGGTCATACGACGTAATGAGGCCGGTTCGCGGCGTCGTCAGGTCGAGCATCGCGAGCGCCGCGCGCTGACTCATTGCGTTAGCGAGACGGCTCAATTCGCCTCCTGCGTGTCGGGTGAATGGTTCTTGGCGCTGACGTGCAGCGTGTAGCCGTTCTCGAAGTCGAGCGCGCGCCGCAGCGAGTCGGGGTAGTAGGTTTGATCGAACGCGGTGCCGGTGCCGCTCAATGCGATCAGGCTCGATACCGTGAGCGCGTCATTACCCTGCGCGGGAATCGTGAACTCGCATTTCATCTCGTGCTGGATGATCTGTGCGTACTTGGCTTGCGCGAACTGCAAGACTTTCTCTTGCGTGAGGTTCGGGACGCTGTAGTAATACGTCTGCGATCCGCTGCCGATCTTCGATGCGCCAGGCTTGACCGTCGTTTGCTTGCTCGGCGGATAAGTCGACGTGAAAACCTGCTGCGCGGCGTCGTTCCATGACCGCACGACGACGACGATGCCTTTCGAGACGGTCAGCGCGCGCTCCAACTTCAGCCCTT